CCTGTACCATCGTTGTGTATTTGTAATACTTGTCCAGTGGGTGTAGTTCCTTGATGGGATATGTATACCAATGTTCCGGTTACACTCGCTGCTGTTGTGTAAACACTTAGAAGAGAACTTGCAACTGTTCCAGTATGAACTCCCGAACCAAGAAGAGTAAGACCACTTGCTGTAGTGGCAGCAGTGTCTATATTTAAAGCTATACCATTTCCATTTTGATCTATGAATAGACCATTACCTGTGGAAGCGTTAACTATTGTTGCGGCGATTGCTGATGCGGTATCCTGTTGAGTTACAGATAAAGCTGTAGCATTTGCAGCATCTGAAGATGTTATAGAAAGAGCACCGGTCATTGAATCGCCGGATACGTTTACAAATTCAGTAGTAAGATCATCATAAGACTTCTTGGTGAATCCCAGAAGCATTCTATATGTATGGGCCGAGGTATTTTTAGTTGTGGCCGAAGTACTCTCCTGAGCACGAGTTACAGTAAGTGTATCTGTAGACCTTGCAGTACAGCGAACAATTTCTTTATTGGGATCATCTGAAGGATCCGCATAAGAAGTATTATCCCACCACACTAGATTAAATGCACCTGATCCAGCTGGATCTGGTAACTTAGCTCCTTCGCCTCCGCTGAGGACAATACTAGTCGCGGCTGCATCATATCCTGTGGATACTGTTACTTTTGCAAAATTCAATACTGGATCTAGTGTCATTAAATACCTCTTATACTATTTAAGAATATAAAAAGAATGAGAGCATTGCTCCCACTTAAGTTGCCTGGACTTTCCAAGTTATAACTATACTGTCACCACTGACAACGTTGAGTGCTGCAAAGGTTTGTCTTGCGAGCATCGTTCCGTCATCTAAGGCGTTGAATAATCCTGACTCGGTTATAGCCAGAGTAGCAGTAAAGTTAAAAGTTGTAACAAATTGAGCTGTATCATTTGTTACTGTGGTTGTAACCAATGAAGTTACCGAAGCTGTATGGGTTGCATCTGCGGTTCCATCCACTTCTCTTTCCGTTTCAAGAGTTGTATTTCCTGCGACTGGTCCAGTTGTTCCTATGCCTACGCCACACCATGCAAAATAAGCTACGGATCCAACACCATTGATAAGTCCTGCAATTGCTGCCTTCCCGGTTGTGACAATGAGATTAGGTGTATCGCGTTCATCGATCTTAACTCCATTGCGGAAGTGATCGGCATGTAAGCGACCATAAATTCTTGATTTTTCCAATTGTTCCATTGTGACTCATTCCCTACTGTTTAAAGTAAAACGCTAACACTATTCCAAATGCAGCGATAAGCCATTCTGGTACCGGAATTGCCATGACCGCCATTGCCAGAACAGTAATCGTCATCAATATAGAGATTGCGTTATCGGTAAGTTTTTCAACTATACCCACTTGTTCTTCTACTACTTCTACCATAATTTCACCTTCATTATTTTAAAACAAGGGGGATTTCTCCCCTTTACTCTTCTTTTGCATCCAAGAAAGCATTGACTGCTGATACAATATTAGCGTTGGCTCCCCAGATACTTGGAATATCCTTCTCTACTGTTGCTTTTAAGAACTTATAAGTGTCCTCTTCCAGTACAAGTATCTTGGTTTCCTGTGCTTTCTCAAATGCTTTTGTTATTTTTGTGAACAGTTTGAACTGCTCAAGTCCGCGCGGTAACTCTTCTGGTTTTTTATTTGTTACCAAAAGACTTAGTAACATTAGGAGATCTTCTTTAACTTCTTTTCCATCCGCTGCTCTTACTGTCCATTCTTCTACTTTTATATTTCTCATTTTAGTTCCTCTCTTGCGGCATATAAAGCCGAAAAAAAGATAGGGAAGTTGTCCCTATTTACGCGTGTAGCGAATTGTACAACGGTATGTAGTACGGGGTTGCATTAAGTACTACTCTTATACATGCATCAGCACCCATGGTTGTTCCATCAGGAGCTACTGCCGGTACTAGAGCGTTGTTAATTACAGGTCCGATATCCCCACTTGATCCGTCTGGTAACCAGAACAGATTTGTCGGCCCTTGATTGTTTGCAGTTTCCTCACCAAAGATTATACCGTAGTCATAATTGGCTATTGGTGTACCATTGGCTTTGATAGCTGCATAGACTCCAGAGCTGGTCGTCATTGTGCCTCTGATCTCGAGACCATAAGCACTGCCAGATGTTACGGTTCCCTGCATGGATATGATTGCACCTCTAAGTGCACCAGTCACACCCGCAGTACCTGCATTCATTACAAGTCCCATAACTGCTGCTTCTCCACCAACCACTACTGCGTTGGTGCTGAAGTCGATTTCTCCCTGATAACAATATGCATCTAGGAGATTCTTTTGTATATCAATGTTCCAATCAGCGTTCTTCAATCTCAAGTTGGCCATATCAGCTGTAGCATGTGACACATTCTGATATATCATGTTCAATGTCGTCGATGTATCCATTGCAACACCTGCAACAGCTACATTGAATTGAACTGGATCCCAGTGTTGTGCACCGGTTGCTGTCATTGTTATGGTCTGAGCGGTTGAACCTCTCTTACCAATACTGATTGCTGACTTACTTCTATCTGTACTGGTTGCAATTGTTGCACCAGTGAAGTCAATTCCTCTAGATAGTGTTCCCGCAAACTGTACACCAGTTGTGAGGGTTCCGCCAGAGACACCTACTGCTACACCTGTGGTGTAGGTTTTCCCAGTAAGACCAACAGATATACCTGTGGTCATTGCTGAACCAGCGATGTTGATACCAGTGACTATTGCACCAGTCATATCGAGACCAGCTGTTGCTGCTGATGTGATGCTGATTGCTTTTGTCCATGTGATTGCACCGGACATTGCGGCATCGTCTTCGATTAAGAGACCGTTTCCATAGGTTCGGCTTGCACCGTCCATGTCACCGACTCTAACAATAACACCGTGAAGTTTGGTATAATCGCTTGTTACTCCACCCGTGATCTTGGCCAATACTGGGGCCATTTCCGTGGTGATTGTGGTTGATGCTGCTCCAGCATCCCAACTAAGTTCTGCATGCACACCGTATGCCGTCGCAACTGTTTTTGCGGTTGCACCTTTTATATAAGCATATGATAAAAGTCCCTTCAGGTTTTGTACACCTACGTTGTTTGCAACACCGTAGATCGTTGCACCTTGAAGAGTACCGGTTGCATTTGCTTCATTTGTCTCCATTCTAAGATACATACCATTGGCTTCGGTAAATGTCGCCACATCTGCCCAGTCGGCCATGTTGTATCTAAGTTCGAGACCTTCTGGATATGTACAGGTTGTTGCGTCAATATCCAAAGCTGCACCAGCGGCTGAACTGGTTGCAAGTCTCCCCTTAATTACGGTTACATCTGACACTGCGTCGCCGAGTGCTACTCCACCTTCAAAGATCTGTGATCCTGATACGGTGAGGTCGCCCTGCCAGTCGAGTATATCGCCAGAGGCACCTTTTGTATATGTCGTTACCATTATTTCACCTCATGTGAAAAAAGTGTGATAAAGCTCACACTTAAGCTGTTGCGCCTGTTATCTTCTCGATTGCGTTTGCAGTCACTACGACTGGAGCAAACATTGAGAGAGCATACACTTCATAGGCATCTCTGCGCTGATTGTCCTGAACCATTGTCTGGATCGGGAGTGCTTCAACGTAGTATCCCATAGGTGTGTACTGACCGAGTGGGTTAGGAGCGGTTGAGACTGTTCCAGTCATGACGTATGCGATACCATCAGTGATGGTGCCGGCTGCCTGTGCGCCTGCATGTCTTGAAACGAGTACTCTGAGACCTTCTACCTGACCTACTTCACCGTGTGCATAGCCACCCTTGACGTCGCCCGTGTTCATGTACGACTTGAACTGGGGCAACTTGTTGATATGACCTGCGCCCTTAGGAGCTACAACGAGTGTATCTGCGAAAAGGTTATTGAGCATCATTCTTACTTTTGCATCAACGAAGTCATACTGACCGAGTGTGCTTGCTTCTGCAGCAACTGTGTTGTCCAGACCTTTGGTCTTACCAGTTGTTGCGGTTGAGGCGCCTGCGCCTGCATCTACCGTGGCTGCACAGTCAAAGTCGATTGTATTGCCGAGGGTGATACCCAATCTCTTCAGTCTCTGCTGGATGATTGGGACTTGCTGGAAGAGAATCATTTCCCTTGTGACCTGATAACCTTCTCCGACTTTATAAGTCGTGACGGTGCTTGAGGTGACTGGCAAGATGTTGAGAGGCAGTTCGTCGCCTTCGCCTATCCTGCTGCCCACGATTACTGGGGCACCAGATGGGGTTGATTCTTTTGGTATTGTTACAGACTGTCTTCCCATCGACGGGTAGTGGATGTAAAGCTGTCTGAAAATCTGTGCGGGCATTGCGTACTCAACGATCATCTGAGAGAGACCTGGGTACAGCAACTGATTAGGAACTGATGTTCCACCTATATCGGATATACCGAATTCTGCGAATGCCATGATTGTTCACTTCTCCTTACGCCATGTTGACATAGGCCATAATGATGGTTTCATCAACGCTGCTATTTGCTTCGAGGGCGCGACCGAACTGAATTGCGGTATCTCCCGGTGTTGCACCGGCTGCGGCCACGAGCGATACTTTTCCTTCTGCACCACACTTGAGTCTTGAACCAACTAAGATTGCGCTATTGTCGGTTATAACTCTAACCACACCTGCCCATGTGTAGGTTAATGGTCTTGTGTCTGCTGCATTTCTGGATTCAGTTGCTACACCGAGATAGTCGGTTGCATTTGCTCCAGCATTGTCTACTGTCCCTGCGACTGTGCCGGGGATTACAATTCCGCCAACCGGAATGGTTGTTGCAACTGTATCGTAGTTGTTGTTTAAGGTTGTGTCGGGTTTTGCGGACATGTGCCAGTTGTAGGCCTTAACATCCACAAGGAGTCCCTGGAAATTATATGATGTCATTTTAATTCACCTTTTAATATCTAATGGTTCTGATTCTGGAATCTGCAACCATTGGGGTTGTTCCCCTTGATGCTGCAAAGCCAAATATCTCATCAACAGCTGCCTGTTCAGCATCCTGTCTGTCCATGTTTGTTGCACCAGTAAAGGCCTGTGCCTGTCCCTGTGCTTTTCCAGCTTTTGCCTGGATTTTACCTGGCTTCATTCCACCAGTTATAACTGGGAACTTAAAGCCGTCTTTCAGTTTCTCGGATGGAACTGGTTCATTGCTGATCTTTGGAACCTTGTGAACGGTATCTGCGGGCTCGTCCTCTGGGGTTTCCGGAGTTACTTTGCTTGCCTGCATGAGGGTCGTGAGTTGAGCGATTGCTGCTTCCAGCTTCTCGATCTTCTTCTCATCTTTCTCTTCCTCTTTCTCGTCCTTCTTTTCATCCTTGGCTTCCTCTTCGGCTACCTTGGATACTGGAACCATTTTGGCTTCCTCTTCAGCTTTGAGTTCTTCCTCTTCAGCTTTCATCTGTACTTTCTTCTCTTCCTCTGCTTCCTCCTGTGCTGCCTTGAAGGCTGCAATCAGAGCGGAAACTGAGGCTTCGAGCTTAACGATTCTATCTTCGTTTGCCATATTTTCACCTTTGTTTATTAAGTTGTTTTTAATCTCAACTAATTGTTCGGACGCTAGCGCCCGAATTTCTTGCTCATTCATCTTATCATCTCCATACTTAAGGAGTATGAATAGTAAAGTTTGGATTTATAATCCTCGTTTGGATAATTCGTCTGTTACGATTGTAAGAATTTGATCTTCTGATAAAAATTCTTTATCGCATGCAGCTGCAAATCCGTATGATTTCATTACTGTTCCCTGGTAGGCAGGAGATACCACAATTGATAATTCTCTTGCCGACATGTTCTTCAGTAAGACCCCGCCTTCTGTGCATTTACACGCCTTGATGTTCTTGTCGAACATCGGCTTTCTACATTTTGCGCATAAGATTTCTCTTGCATCTACTGCGGGCGATACGTGGGTTACATATCCCATTTTGATTGGTATTATTAAGTTGTTATCTTTCGTCGTTACCTCCGCCACATAATGAATATGTGGATAAGGAGTAGCGGGATCCCATTCTGCTTTCGCTTCACTATGAGGATCATCTACCTCGGTTTGGGTAATAACTCCCAATACATTAGCTACCTTTTCAGCGTGGTCAGTTCTCAACTGCTTGCCAACGAAATCTTTGGCGAGCATTTGGAAGTCTTCTTTTTCGACGACCCAATTATTCTTATTTTCGGTAGTGTCAATAAGAACGCCTTTAAGTGTAAGTTGTGTTGCATCTCCGACGGGTTTTTCATCGGAGGCTGTGAATTTTGCATACCAAGTTAGTTCTGACATCGTCAATCCCCTTATTCAATTTTAACGTCGTAACCAGTGCCTGGCACTTTCTTTGGTGCAAACGTCATCTTTTTATCTAGATTTTCTTTATGAACCTTGTATAGCTCATCAAAAGATTTTACAGATTTTTCTTCCTCGGCTTTTGCTTCCTCGGGAGCTTTGAACTGTGCCGGGGGTTGAGCTTCCTCTGCGAATTTCTCTACTTCATACTGATCCATAAGTGATTCAAATTTGTCACCATCTTCTGCTTTGAAGCCCTTGTCAGACATCCATCTTAGGAAACAGTAAAGTTCGTTGAGAGCATCTTCGTTGAAAGCTTTCTTTGGTTCACCAAGTTCTTCTTCCGCTTTCTGGATAAGTTCTGCTTTCTTGGAGAATCCGGGTGCGGGGAAAATTAAATGTTTTTGTTTCGGCCCACCTGTAGCAGGTGCAGGAACTGGTGCCGGTGGTTCGGGCTCATATCTCTTTGGCATCTTCTTGATTGTTGCCAATGGATCCTTGGGTTTTTCAATCTCTTTAAGATATTGTCCCAACTTATCTCCCTCTTCAGCTTTCTTTGGTGGTAAGATTCTTCCCCCGGATGCCGGATTATATTCCTCTTCGGCCCTATGAAGATGTAAGAATGATTCTATTTCATCTTTGGGGCTCAATTTTGTTTCAGGAGCTTTTGGTTGCTTGGGTTTATAATGAGGAACCAATTGATCTTCCTCGCCTTTATGTTCCATAGGTTTCTTTGTTTCCAAAGGTTTATCCTGAATATCAATATCGCGTTTTACTTGGGGGATTGTGGTTACTGTTTGCGACTTCGGTTTCCCCAATGCAAACTGCTGTCTCAATTGCTGTGTTTTCGGAGACATTACCGGCGCTGCTTTCACCTTAGGTGTGTGTGGGCCATCCGACTTTGGCAATGGTTTTGACATTGGCGGTGACGGTGGTCGTTGCATTGGCTTTCCTTTTGGAGGAGCCACCACTACACTCTCTTTATGTTGTTTGACCTCTTTCTGTGAATAGGGTGTAAATGCATACTGTGAAGGTTTGCGCTCTTCCTCTGCTTTCATTACTGTTCCAAGCTTGGTATAGTACTTGGGATCTTCTTTGAGATGCGCAAGGACAATCTTCTTGAGAGCTTCTTTGTCATTACCTACTACATCGGCATGCTCTGTTTCTTCTTTCATACCCATCTTAAACTCTTCGGGATATACAAGCATGTCATCGTCTTCACAAGCTTTGACAGGTACCGGCATTTTTTCCTGGCGCTTCTGTCGACTAATATCCATCGGGCTTCCAGTCTTAACCTTTTTCCCCATACTAGATTGAGGATAATTGAAATCTGTTTTCACTTCTTCCACTTTTAAATTTGGTGATTTGAAATCAACTTCTTCTGCCAAGAATGCATCTATAATCTCCGATGCCATTTCACGGAGACTTGGTCCACTTGGAAGAATGAAGGTCGGTTTCTCTTTTGGTTTAAATTTAAATGCTTGTTCTCTTATAGTTGGGGGAAGACTAACTTCTTTCTTTATTGATTCCGGCTTCCGGAAATATTTTTCTTTGAGAGCCATGTCCTCTTCCTCAGCCTTTACCTTTGAAAGTTTGTCCGAGATTTTCTGCTTATAATCTTTTGCTTTTGCCCAATCAGCTTCGGTTGGAAGAGTTATTTTACCGACGTCTGGAGTCGGTCCTTTCACATCTTCTTCTGCGGGCATCTTATACCCTTTCTTTTTCATCCATGTAGCCAGGGCCCAGGGGGTCTTGACATCGGACTGTTTGTCTAATTTTTTAACTAATTTTTCTACATCTTTTGGAATAAAAATCACTCCTTATGCCCATGGACCCACCGAGGTCATGGTATTTGTACCGATTGGCATGAACTCCATATATGATCCCATACCTACTGTTGGTGTGGTTCCATTTGGTGCAGTATTGAACTGGAGTTGTGGTGTTATTGTACCAGCAACATTGGTTCGAATTATGCCATCGAGTTGTATAATTGTTGGGCCCTTACCATTTGAAGTAGCAGTGGTCATTGTTGACTGTGTTATCCATGCTCTATCAGCCGCCGTGGACACAACTGTATTGGCAACCGCAATGTGTGTTGCTCTTGTGGTGTATGCGATATTGGTAAGTGAGCCACCGCCACCAACAGTAAATGCCAATCCAACTGTATGATTGGTTCCGTCACCACCCGTAATATATAAGACGCCTCTCACGATATATGTTGTACTCGCACTATATGTGAAAACATCATTAGTTGTTGGAAATATCTGTTGCACAGTAGCATCGTTTGCTAATGTAAGTGGTGTTTGAATTATTGAAAGTCTCTTGGCAGCAGTTACACCACGACCAGTTGCATTTGTTTCGTAGAATACCAATCCATCATATTCAAATGTTCCTGCTTCTGGAACAGTAAGTAATGTTCCAGATGTAAGTTTAATTGGTGCGGTACCTGCTGTTGCAGTTCCAGCCGCAAAGGTTGCCTTTGAAATTGTTGGACCGGTTATTGTACCTCTGATAAGAGTTTCGGTAATTGCTGTGCTACCGAGAACTATCTGATTACTCGCGGTTGTCCATGTATCATAACCAATTGCAATACTGTTTGTTGCATCTACTTTCTGGGCTACATCGTTCCCAGCAAGGTGTCCTATAAATACATTACGAGTACCAGATGTTAATGTGGCACCAGCCGCAAAACCAACCGCGACATTTTGACTACCGGTACAAGCCACAAGTGTATTTTGTCCCCCAATGGCAACATTTCTTACACCTGTTACGTTGGCATCAAGTGCATCTCTTCCAATAGCAATGTTATAATCACCGGTGGTTGTTTCTGCCATACTGCTGCAACCAACTGCTATATTATAATCAGCTGTATACGAAGAAAGTTTTCCTTGGAGAGCACCTTGCCCAACCGCTGTATTATTAGAACCAGTTGTATTATTAGCAAGAGCACCATCACCAATAGCTGTATTCTGATTACCAGTTGTAGTATGCCATGCTGTGTTATTTCCTACACCGGTATTCTGAATACCAGTTGTATTGTCTTGAAGTGCATCTGCACCCACAGCTGTGTTGTTTGTGCCTGTAGTATTACCTATTAAGGAATTGCATCCAACGGCAATATTATATGTTCCAGTTGTATTAGCATATAATGCACTACAACCAACCGCTACATTGTTAGTTCCTGTTGTATTACTGTATGCCGATTGATGACCAACAGCTGTATTACTATCACCGTGAGCATTGGTCTTAAGTGCTTCTACACCAACCGCAGTGTTGAAATAACCAGTACCATTTGCTAGAGCATCTCGTCCCCACACAGTTGTGGTTTCATCTGCCACACCAGTTAGATGGGTATTTACATAAATCAGACCACCTGTATTATTGATCTGAACATCTCTTTCATTACCAGAAATACTTGCATCACTCGAATTGTCTGTATATGCATAACCAGCAGAAATTAAATCTGCTCTGGTTATTTCGGCAACCATATATGTATCATAAATGGTCCCACCATTGAGAGTTCTATAAATCTCAACGCTGGTAACCGAGGTATCTTCTGACAAAGGAATGTCTGTTAATTCCACTTTCTGTGAAGAGGGTGAAATTTTACCAGAGGCCGGCCCGGTTGCTGTTTCACCTATTGCTGTAACATATGCCACTCTATAATAATAATCACCAGTAAGCACACCAGCTGCTCCAAGAGCCACTGAAGGTGCTGTGGCGGGAGATTCTACTTGCTGCATCTTGATGTGGCCTTGTTTAATGTTTATCTTGTATGTAGATGTAGGAGTATCTCCAATGCCTATTCTATCAACCACAAGATTACCAGTAATTGTTGGTGCTGCTGCACGGACGAAATTACCAGTCCCGGTTCCAGTATATTCTGTTAGTGTTGAATGATAGAACTCACCATTACCACCCTCAAGACCAGCAAGGTCATTATGTTTTGTTGGGAGGGGAGTTTCCACATTTGATGTATATGAGCCACTGTGAACGAAATGAACAACCACATCGCCAACATTGTCAGTTGTTGCCCAGACTTCAATTTTTAATCTTTGTGTTTCTGTTATTGCAAATGCGGGTTGTGTAGTGGTTGTGGTATAGACCACTGCATCTGCTTCGGTTGTACCAACAGTTGTGATTTCATCACTATCTACTGAGAAGAGCTGTGTCTCTGCCCAGGGAGTTGCATTATCAATCTTATGAACTATATATCTAAGTTTGGTGACACCATCTGTGGTGCTGACATAAGTATAGCTATTAAAAGTCCAAACACCAGCATTAACTTGTGTGACACCCAGTCCACCAGACGCGGACGCATAGGTATCTATCATTTCAGTGCTATTGTTTACTGTTTGGGGTTCATCTACAAACTGAACAACGTCTGGAATTCTGGCAAGTGTTTCGTTGGAAGTTACGTCAGAATTTGTATCATCATAATAGAAGATTGTTCCACGGCCAGCACTAGCGACCAAACCTGCTGAATTTACCCAATCTGCGCCATTATATTTTAATACCTGATCTACTGCAGGTGTAGCGAGGGAAACGTTGTCTAGGTTCGCAATATCTACTTTACCAGTACCATCGGAACCAGTGTGAAGATGTGCACCCACATCAACACCATCAATCGTTTTTCCACTTTCTACGGTAACATTACCAGTAATTGTTCCCCCATCCAATGATAATGATCCCACAGACGTTGTATAATCAGGCATAATTTCTCCCCACTTATTTAGCTATTAATCTTGCATACACTGCTGTAAAATAATGTTCGGAACTTAATGTTCCTGCTGTTGACCAGTTTACAGTTACCCAGTCACCCGTTGTCAACCCATCCACTGTAATGTAGTCAACGCCCACTGCTGTAAGTTCGGTCCCATCATATGTTCTTATTGTTACTCCGGATACCGGTTCTATTACATTAATGTGATATTTTATACTGGCGGTGCCAGTTTCTCCACCCAATGATACAAGTAAATCCACATGCTTACAGTCACCAATATAAATTGGAACTGTTTTACCCACAGCATTTACAGTTGCATTATTGTGTATTTTTGTTACCAATACCGGCTCTCGCCCACGATTGGCAACATCTGTTGGTGTTACATCTGTCATTATTATTTCTCCTGCAATTCTTTATATCTAATTTGCATCCTTCGCCAGAAGTCCATCATCATCTGGTTTAATTCGATTTCCCTGTGGGGATACTTTTTGATAAGCCGTCCCCCAAATTTAAAGAAAATACCAATATTCCAGTTAAAGTTACTCAGTCTGGTATTTTCTATTATTGTATCTGTCAACTGACCACCGAATACCCGAATCCTTTTATCTTCGTTCAAGTGATCAATATCATGAGCAGTAACATGAATTGGAAAATCGTCACCGAATGTAAAATAAGGTAACTCAATCTCAATCATGTTTATGTTTCTCCACGAATTTCTCAATATCTTCTGCACTTCTTACCAGTAGTTGGTCAGTAATTTTATCCCCCTCATGAACATAGATTATTCCCGCCTGCTCATTAAAGGATATTACTTTCTTACCAAGTTGCCATGTATTTTCTTTTTCTTCTATTTTTGGATACAATCTACTGAATTGCGATTTAACTTCATCGGGCTGTAGATACTGTCTCCGCTTAACATCTGCATCATCCGCACCCTCAGCCTTTAAGGCTTTGATGTGGGCATCTGCATATGTCATTCCCTCATCCTTCATTGCTTTCCTTTCAACAAGTTCGTGGAGAGCTGTCTTCTCAGGCCTTTCGTCCTGGTCTGAAACCCATACTTCATTTTCGGGGATATAATCGAAAACAAAATGATGACCTCCAATGTAGTCGTGAGTTCCTTCCTCACCGGAATGCTTCCAATCCCTACTGTATCTCGCGGCCACTTTGTCGCCAGATACCATCCAGACTTCTACACCGTCTTTATCTGCCAGCTTTCTAATCTTAACTGATGTGAGATCTTTTACTGGTTCGTCGTTTCCCTGACCAGTAACTTTATCTTGTTCAGCTCTTATATCGGGATTGCTTTGACCAACTGTTTCCATGCTATGAAGCTTGCTAGCAACCTTAGTTAAGAATGCAGTCTTATCTTTCTTTTTCATTGTGGGAGCTTTCCTTCTTTTCTTTTTACCTTCTCCCAATAATGGATACATTAAATTGTCTGGTACACCAGTTCCTGATGGAGCACCGGGTTCTGCAAAACCTTGAACATCTTCCTCAGCATGCAACTCTTCCTTCTTTGGTTTATAAAGCAAAGGTTCCTTTATCTTGATATCGGAATATTCTTCCTCTTCACTCTTGAAGATTTTCTTCACACCCTTCTTTAATAGCTTGGTCGAAGTTCCTGTAATTGATTTTGAAATTGGATCTTTACCCGGCTGACCTACACCAGGCTGTTTAACCTTTTGGAGATCAGTTAACATTTTATTTGGTTGTACTGCCGCACCTTTGGCTTCTACAATCTCATCTTCGAGAATAGAATCTTCTGGAGGCATATCCGAACCCTTATCTTCTACTGGAGCCCCCTCTTGTGGAACCTGTGCTTCGGGTGGAAGTAATGTATCTCCCTCTGTCACTGGTTCAAGTTTCTTACCAACTTCTCCAAGCCATGTTCTTGCTTCATTGGTACTGATGATATTAGCTGCTCTGAGAGTCATTACTTTCTGAATCTCGGCCGCATCATCCTTCTCATAGACCTGATTCCAAACCATAGATGGTACTGGACAGCCTTCACCAAATGCTTTCTCTACAATTGGTTTGAAAAGTTGTTCTTGGATAGCGTCACCCATTTGCTGTTGCAGTAGCTGTATTGTATTTATCCAATCATCAAAAGATACCGTTGCAACAGAACGGTTTGAACTCGCATGTACACCGAGAAGATCGGGTGGTACACCGAGAGAAATCATACGCTGCTCGACATGATAATCGAGATGCGCTAAAAGAGGAGCAAGCGAACTTGCTGGGAATGGGAGAGGTTTACTTTCAACATCTCCTCTGTGATATATATCGCCACCAGGACCGCGGGCACTTGTTGCTGCAACGAATGCAGTAAACTGTCCTTCTGTCCATGGCTCTTCTGTGTTATTACCACAAGCAAATACGAGTGGTGGTTTAGCACAGGCATGCGATATTAAAATAAGATCGTTTTCAATTGTCCAGATGGCTTCTTGTGTTCTCACGAGTGAGAGAAGCATACTGGTACCATAAGCATTTTCAGTCCACCATGATTTGGGATTGAATCTGATATGGATCGTTTTATCATTTGTAAATGCAACTGGAGGAGTGCTGAGGTACTGGAGATAACCATAAATATTTCCATAAGAGTCTCTGCGAACTCTCATCCACAGGGGGTCAAGAGGTTTAATCCAAACCGGATTTCCTTTTGCTGCCACATTAAGATACTTACCATTACCATTATAATTAACAGTAGGTAGATAGGGAATACCATGTTCACCTATCTTATAATCTTCGTGGGGATCGGGAATCTCAACACGTTGGAACTCTGGCTCAGTGCTATGTTCCTCAGTAACATCGATCTCGTCATAAACTATTTCTGCATATGCGTTTCCATATGTCAGAGCGTCCGAAGCGAGCATCTGTAGATGAACTTTAAAGTCTTGCTGTTGATCAAGCCAGCTCTTAAGGTAAAGGAGAATGTCTTCTCTATGTTCTGTTTCGGGAGGAAGGTCAAGCTCGAACCCTTTTGATATCGCTGTAGCTACTGTTTTATCAATAGCTTTCTTAACGATGGGTACAGTACGATACATCATTCTGTACTTGGGCAGATCTGTTAGAGGATTAACTCCCCACATCTTTGTCCACTGAGAGATGTACGGAGATTGTGTATAGCCATAGCCAGACTGTGGGGGAGTTTCCTCTTGTGGTATAATGGGAAGCTTTTGGAACCAATTACTCGGTGTATACTTATCGTAACGCACCGACTGTTTATCCGTCATCCTTCTCTCGGCGACGAACTTGTTGGCAACCGCTGCCTCTCTTAATGCCTTAACATCATCTGCTGTAAGAATCATGCTTTATAACCTCATAAGTTTCTTTAATACTTCACGAGCGATGGCTTCTCTATCTAATTGTTTTATCTTGATGGAACCCGCGGGTTTACCATTTTTCTTTATACGGACTTCTGCCACGAGCTCTACGACGTATTCATCGCCATCGATCTTAAGGCCTGCGGTATCAAAGTCTTCGAAATTTTCTATGAATTCTGATTCCCATTCGGGAGCTGTTTCTTTTGGAGCAGCAACATCTTTATGTTCTTTACGTAGAATTCTCTGAACACGAACTCCACGATTCCTTTCTTTCATAAATCTTTCCAGTGAGACCCAGTATCTCTGCTGTCTCCCATCTGGATGGGTCATGATGATTGGTATAAGGGCCGTCTTACTGATCGGGTGTATTGGAGTTGACATTTACATTCCTTGTCTTGGATTTAGATACCCATCAAAAAACTGCTGTTGTTCTGGCATTGTACTGATTGTTACATCAAACTTGGACATATCCAAATTTGCATCAAATCCAGATACTTCTGCCTGGTGTCCAGTAGCGCTAAAGAATGGATCACCTTTATACTGTCCTTTCTTTTTTATTAGTGAGAATGCTCCTTCTACTGCATCCGGTCCATCGTCGTGACCAGCTAGGGGGAAATATACGAATTGACTGACCAACTCTTTATAATTTCTATCATCTTTCCAATCGCTTCTAATCTTTAACAACCCCTGTTTTATTAGGGGTTGTAAAGACTGAATACGAAGTTCTTTGTTTGATGTGTGACCAACCTCAACGATTGGAAGATAAGATTGATTGCTTGCCGAATATTTCTTCATTTGTTCGGAAAACAATGATTGGAAGACGTTTGATTCTACTCCATACTTTCTATAGTTGAAGATCTTATGTTTCGCAAAAATGACTTCCATTGTGCGATCTGGCGGCATGCGTTCCAGTACAACGTCGATAATATAAACCGTGCCTTCTTTTCCTTTCCCAAGTGTAACAAGACCAGTGAAGTCTGACGATTTTGATTTTCCAATAGACAAATCACAGTATCCGACGAATTCGACTTCATGGACTTTGTCACCATCTTTCACTCTATTTGTTCCGAGATACTCGAAAGTTTTAAAGTCACTCTCAAAGAAGATCTGAGCTTCTTGAGGCATTGGTTTATTAATGTACTGAGATGCGAACTCGAGTGGACCTTTTTCAACTCTTAACCGATCAAGAATTTCTTGCGGAAGAATCGTGGGAAACTTCGGTGTCTTTTCATCTTCAAGGAAACATGACTCAATGCTAATGTCCCACTGTTCAGCAGCTGGAAGTTTAGGATTGAGATCCTCGATTATATATTTATATAAATCATTAAAATGCCATCGTGTTCCGATGACAATTATTTCTCCATCGGGATCCAAAACAGACATTAAGTCTTGGAACCATTTCTTTTTCTTTTCTCTGATAGACTCAGACTCTCTGTCCTTGTCATTGCACAAGTCGTCGCAGATAATGGTAGAGTAGTGAGCACTGACCAAGTTACCGAGAACACCTACTGTTGAGATGCTTGGTTCCTTATTAAATGCAGTGCGGCTTGTTACTGTTACGCTTGATACTTTAGATGCATTACCGTCAATTAGTTTACCGAATACATCTATGAAACGATCATTTCTTAATAAATGGGTTGTAATTTCACGAAGGAATGCTTCTGCATTATCGCTTGTCGCGTTTGCAATTAGGATTCTTTCGTTAGGATTGTGGACTAATTTCCACAGGGGATAAGCTACAGTATATATCGTGGACTTGTATGTTCCTCGAGGTTTGAGATAGAGCTTCCTTCTACTGGTTGTATCTACCTCTTTGGCCCATTCTTTGTGAACAGGACCAAGCTTTTTGTAGCCGAGAATATACTTTGTGAAATTGAAAAAGTCAAACTCCTTGGTTTGATCTCCCAAGGAGAGCTTTATTATTTTTGCCATTTAACAGGTTGTATTTGGTTCCCAGGGCTTTGGTGTTACCGGGACATTCCAATAGATTTTGTAGATGCTGCCGGAGTAAACGTTTTTCTTCCCACTCCCACCACACCTAGGGCAGCGTTTTTCTACACCGCAATCTTTGCAGTGAATATGACCAACACCATCACACTTAGGACATTCCTCATCATAGACTTCATTATAAATGTCTGGATAGGATATTGTTGTCGTCCCAGTGGAATCACTTGTGTGTGATCCATTGAAGGTAGTTGTAGTTTCTTTGAGCATATTAACAGTACTCCACGTTTACATCAACTTCGAAGGGAGCTCTAAGTTCTATACGGATATATTGCGGTGCACCGTGTTCTGCAAGCATTTCGTGTCTCTTCATGAGATCCATTAGGTCTAATACAAATTTCTGAGGGTTCATTCTTTCTTCACTTCATCTTCTGGTTTGATCTCCTCGATCCATTCCAGTTTTACTTTCTTCTCTTCTTTAATGTCACCCAGAATTTCGTGCTTGAGTTTCAATGCCTGTGTAACGTCCTTGATTGTTACTGTTTCAAGGAGTTCGGGAGCCTTAGCGATAATAAGGTCTAAGACTTCTACACTAGTCAAAACTCTATTTATACCCTTCTCTTTACACTGTTCATCAAGAATTCTCACGGCTTCGTCTACAATGGTTGCCATGTGGTTTTCCTTATGATACAGTAAGATTGCAGGTTTCACTTTGAATCGGGCCGACAGTTCTTTAAAGCTGTTACCCGGTCCACCGTCAATGAGATCACTCTCGATCTGTGGTCTGTCTGGATGATAGCAAACGTCGCAATATTTCGCCATAATAATTACTCCATGATGATGTGGCAGCCGAGACACTCGACTTCCATGTGTGAATTAAAATGAAGACTATGTGATGTTAAGCAATCTGGACATACAGACGGAACCACGAGTATACCCTCTTTCCCTTTAATTATATATCCTGTGGCTTCTTGTCTGATCATTGACATATCTTTCACTTCACTTAACTCAGAATTAGCGTCTTCATGCTGTCTGATGATTAT